TTGTTAACAATAATAAATATGTTTCAAAAAAAAAAAATAACGCAATTTGGATTTATAAAAATAATTTTATATTATACAAATATAATTAAAAAGTTAATCAGTTATGAAACGTTTATCAATCATTGCTATTTTATTTGTTTCAAATATTCAATCGCAAATAATAAAAATTCAAAACAATGAAGTTCAATCATTTTACGGAGATAGTACACAAACCGTATCTGAAGTTTTTGAAAATCCATGGATGATTGAAGAATCTCCTCGAAAAGTTAATTCTTTATGGATATTGGATTTAAACACCAATCAATTAACAAAAATTAAAAACAATGAAATAATATATCAAGCACCCATTTCCGTATCAAAAATAAAAAACACGATGCGGGTTAAAATATTAGATGGTTTCGATACTGGTTTATTAATCGAAATGTCGGGGCATCAATCAGTTACTTGGTATTATTTTTATGAAGATTTAGTACAATATCAAAAATGGCTTGATTTTGATATTATTAAAACATATTGAAATTAATGGAACACAAAATATATATGTCTTTGTTAACAATAATAAATATGTTTCAAAAAAAATAACGCAATTTGGATTCGTGAAAACGTTTTCAGATTATTATAATATAATTAAGCAGTTAAAAAATTAAGTTATGAAACGATTAGCATGTATTGCCATTTTATTATGTAATATAGTTGTAGCACAATCTGAACTACCTCAATGTGTAGATGTACATATTACAGAGTTTATTCAATTTTACAAATATTCCGATGCTTCAAATAATGAAGCCATTTTGCAACCAGATTCCGTTTCATATGAAACTACAGATTGTCATTATGTGATCGATTTCAATAAAAATATCTGCGAAGTATATTTTAAAGGCGATGTAATTGGCAGTGCTCCAATTGTTGATATATTGCAAGATAGCAGTCAAATCGTTATTAAACTTAATGATGCTGCAGATGATACCGAACTTACTCTTGATATTAGCAAAAACGTTTTTGTATATGGGTATGGTTATGAAATAGAACGAATTGTAACCTTACCGACAAAATTTACAATTACATCTACCAAATAATATAACGAATAGTAAAAATGGGGGCAATGCCCTTATTACTTTTTATAAATTATTTCGGAGTTGCAGTTCGTTGAACTTTAATTGTACCCAAAAGAACCATTTCATTTTTCTTTGGTGCCGTTGGATTATTCGGATCTTGTTTTGTTACTAAGTTTGCGTTATTACGGTTAAGATCTGCTTGTGTACCTATGTAATTTGCTGGTATTGTTGCTATAGCGCTTTTTAGTTTGTCAAAATTTGGATCGGTACTCATAATTTCGCCGGTTATATACTCACCAGTTAATTTTTGATTTGTTAATTTATTAGTAAATGCATTGCCAATGGTCATCCCAGTTAATATTCCAGTATATTCATTTGCAGCATTTTTGCCTAATGGTCCTAAAGAAAAACCTATATTTTGATTCGGAGCAGTTTGAGCTGGAATAGTTAAACTAAGATTTGGAGCCTGCAGAAGTGCTTCTGTTAATACTCGTTGTTTATTTTCTGCAAGTAAATTTTTTAATCTAATCATCGTATCCTTTTTTACTACATATAAATATCACACAAAAAAAAATTAACGCAATTTGGATTTTTCATTTTTTTTACATAATATAAAATAAAACATATATGATACGTTATGGTTATGCCTGTATCAACATGGAGTTATCCGCCCAAGGTATCCGTACCGGTCGTGCCATGATTGATCGCAAATTCAAACTTGGTGGTTTACGGCTTGCATCCGACATTGCACTTGCCAATGCCCGCGATTTACTTACTATTCTGCAATGGAATGAAGCACGCGGCATTCGTTTGTTTCGTTTAGGTTCTGAGCTCTTTCCCCGTTGGAATCATTACGAGCTTGCAGATTTACCTGACATCAATCTTATTGCTCAGCATCTTCGTGCAGCAGGTGACTTTGCTCGTGCGCATGGTCATCGCATTACGACGCATCCTGGTCCATTTCATATCCTAGGCAGTCCCGATGCCGTAGTTGTTGATAATTCTATCATTGGCCTTGAACGACATTCCGAGCTCTTTGATATGATGGGCTTTGCTCCTAGCTTTGAAAACAAGATCAATATTCACGTAGGTGCTACTTACAATGATAAGCCCGGCACCATTGCACGATGGTTGCATAACTATGATCGTCTTTCAGATTCTTGCAAGGCACGTTTAGTTATTGAGAATGATGACAAGGCTTCCATGTATTCAGTGCGCGAATTGTATTCCATGCTACATGCAGAAATTGCTATACCTATTACGTTTGACTATTGGCATCACACATTCAATACTGGTGACATCAGCGAACAAGAAGCATTCTTTATGGCGCGTGAGACTTGGCAACGTCATGGTGTGACACAATGTACCCATTACAGTGAATCTCGTCGACGCGAAGCACAGATTCTTATTGAGCGTATGTTTGCACATCACAACATTGACATTGACGACTTACCCAAATGGCCTACCTTTCACAAACAATACAAGGAGTTTACCAAGATCAAGGAGCAGGCTCATGCTGACTATATCACGCAGCTTCCGAATACATATGGTGTTGCAGATCTCGATGTTATGGTTGAAGCCAAGGCTAAAGAGCAATCATTGATTGCGTTGAATGTTGAATGTTGTCAAAATAATCAATTAATTTTAGAATAATATATTTATATTATATAACGTTATTAATAATAAATAAATAAAAAAGGTAAATTATGCCAAGTTATGATCCAAAGTATAAATACAAAAGCAATGTTATTGACAATGTAGAAGATGCAAAAGAAATTGTTAGAAATGTAGGCAAAGCCATTTCTGAAGGTAAAATTGATAAAAATTCAACATTAGACAATTTAGCTCGTGCAATTAAAAAATTAGAAGAAGCACGTTATTTTATTGATCGCGGTTAGTCTAAAACAAATGAAAAAAATAAAAAGTAGTCCTACGCCTAAGGGCTTTAAAAAGTTACAATGCAAATATTGCGATGAAATTTGCCAAAAGGTAGATGTAAATGCAACAGCTGTTACTTGTTTTCGTTGTGTATCAAAACTTGTCAATGGACAACAATTGGAAATACGAAAATAAATCAATATAATAAGTTATGTTACAAGCAGAAAAAATCAAATCAAACTGGGAACAGTATCGCGAATTAGTGAATACTTATTTTCCTACCCGTAAAGATCAATTAAATAAAATGTATGATGAATTTGAAGATCGCATGGCAATGATGCCAGCATCATCAATTGCTCATTTTCACAATGCATTTGCCGGAGGATATGTAGATCATGTACTTCGAGTTATTGCATGTGCTGAAAAACTTTATGAATCTTGGAGTGAAATGGGTGCAGATATGGCTGGTTATACCATTGAAGAACTTCGCTTTGCTGCAATGCATCATGATTTAGGTAAAGTAGGATTTCCAGGAGATGGCAATGAAGTATATCAAATAGAAACTTCAGATTGGCATCGAAAAAATCAAAACAAAATGTATCGTCACAATGAAAATATTCCATTTACTATGGTACCAGATCTTTCAATTTGGTTGCTACAGGAATATGATGTTAAAATGTCTTGGACAGAATATCAAGCAATTAAAATACATGATGGAATGTATGATGATGCAAATAAGCCATATTTTGTTGCTCGATCAGCACAAGCCAAATTGAAAACAAATCTTCCTATCATTTTGCATCATGCAGATCATATGGCAGCACAAATTGAATTTGAACGTTGGAGAAACAAAGATAAAGAAACTCCTAAACTAGTTTCAGAAAAAAGCAGAGCACAAAAATCAACGGGATTAAAAAATCTTACCGAAAATAATCCAGATGTTGAACAAGCATTAACAGACATCTTTAAAGCATTTAACGAGGAATAATATGTTATTTTTTATCATAACAACAATATTGCTAATCGGTGCGGGTTCGTATTTAGGATACCGCGTATGGTATCTTGCTGGTGCATTAGCTGATGCTCAAGATTATATCGAACAGTTAGAAACAACAAATAGTTTCATGTTTGAACGCATTGAAAAATCATATGATGTAATGAAACAAATTGACCGTTTAGGTGCATTTGAATCCGAAGATGAAGCAGGAACTACATTTGATTTACTTAAACAAGTTATTAACGAACTAAAAGAAGAATTTGACAATGGCCAGAGCGAAGAAAAGTAAATCATATTTTACTAAAATAACAGATTTTGCAATATCGGCTTATAATAAGTCAGAAAATATAGCACAACGAGAAAAAATTTATCGTAGATTTATTTATCCGGCTTTTATGAAAATGTCTGAAAATATCATTAACAAAGTTAAGCCTGATTACATTGATTCATCGTTTCAAGATTTGCAGACTGATTTAGTTACTTATTTAACGGCTCGATTAGACAAATTTAATCCGAATGCAGGTAAAGCATATTCTTATTATACTAGAACATCGTTTAATTATTTAATTGCAGAAAATCAAAAAGGTTATTCTAAATTAAAATCCGATTCATTGGAAATTAATATTGATGAACACCGTAACATCATGACAGAAATCCATAATGATGAAATGCGAGAGATTCTAGAATATTTCATGAATGCATATGTTCAATATTGTTATAGCAACTTAAACTATATTTTTTCTACGCCTACTGATATTCATGTTGCAGATTCGATTTTACATATTTTTGAAACGCGAGAACATATTGAAGATTTCAACAAGAAGGCATTGTATATTTTGATTCGCGAGCGTACTAATTTAGAAACAACAAATATTACGCGCGTTGTTAAAGTTTTAAAACAAATATATGAAGATAAGTTTCGAGAATATGAACAATCAAATTTCATAAAATTGCCTTTTTGATATTTATTTTAAAAGGTTTCGCATATGGACAAAAATGATGAATTATTCAAAGGAACTACCTTTGCCGATTTAATGTCCGATGTTTATCACAATTCAAAAAAGAAAGATAGACAAATAAATCAGTTTATTGCACAGTTGCAACCATTAATAAAAAATGCATCTGATGCTACAATTATCGTTCCTTTAATTAAGGAGTATTTAGATGTTGCAGTTAAAAATGATGATCATTTAGTTAAATTGACCGCAATAGTTCAACGCTATATTTCAACTAAACAAACGATTTCTGGAGCCGATGGTTTACTAAGTGACGAAGAAAAACAACAGTTGCTTCGCGTTGCCGAACAAACATTATCAGCTGAATTAACTGATGAATTAGAATCAATTGAACAAGAAACTGCGGCATTAAAAAAACGAATAGAATCAAATACTAATAGTGAACGTAAGGATGTAAATGAATAAAATACATTGGGAAGTTGCAGAAGTATTAGGTTATGACTACACATATCAATACGTTCCGCCATCTGATTCGAATCCAGGTAATACCGATCAACTTTTTGCACTTAAAGTTCAAACATTAACTCAGTTTTTTAAACGAGATGTATTTCTTGCAAGACCAAGCAATATGTCTTCAAAACAAATTCCATTGATTGGAGAAATTGTTTTAATTTACAAAACAGTTAATGATCATACTAATTCAAAAAATTATCGAGAAGGTTGGTACTATTTATCTAGTATCAGCGTACAATCTACTATCAACGAAAATCGATTGCCAGGTATTTCTGGTCGATCAACGGATGAAGCAATTGATCAAATTCCGTCTGGACTTACATTTAAATCAAAGTCAGTATCGCCATTACAGCCGTATGAGGGAGATACGATTCATGAAGGACGTTGGGGACAGAGTATTCGTTTGGGTAGTTCAATTGCATCATATCCAACAACGGGTTTTGAAAAACCACAAACATCTAATGGATATTATCACAAACAAGCTCCATGGTTTACTCCTGGACAAATATCAGGCGATCCAATTATTGTTATTTCAAATGGCAGAAA